AAGACCAGTACATGAATTTTATGGTGCCAGGTTATGCAAGTACAACCTATAATAACACAGATACTACAAAAGCAAAACCTGTAGGAGAATTCAATAAGGAATTAGAAACAGCCATCGGTAGAGATCCTACGCAATATATAAAACCTGTAAGCTCTTTAGCAGACGGTATAATTCAATCACAAGGACTAGATTCTGATACAATCAGAGGAACTACAACTTCTAGTGCTAGACGAGAAGTTCCTAGCATGGTATTTGGGTGGAGCACACCAGGCCCATATGATAAACGACCTAATAAACCCAAAGCAGATTATGGACCTGAGTTTGCAAGAAGCAGTGTACCTTTCAGTAGACTTGGCGGCAGTAGTTTTGTAATGGACGACGGTGATATGACTCTGATGCGTAAAAAATCAGCAAGTGAAGGACCGCCCGAATATACAAACACTGAGTTAGGAGATAGTTCAGGCGACCCTACACTACCGCACAATGAATTAATTAGATTGAAAACACGAACTGGTCATCAGATTCTGATGCACAATACTGAAGATTTGATTTATATTGGTAATGCCAAAGGTACTACTTGGATAGAAATGACAAGCAATGGTAAAATTGATATCTATGCTCAAGATAGTGTAAGTGTGCATACGGAAAAAGATCTAAACATAACTGCTGATAGAGATATTATTATGAAAGCTGGTAGAAATATCTGTCTTACAGCAGGAAATGATGGAAGAATTACAGCAGGCGAAGGAACGCATATTACTGCTAAAACGCACACAGAAACTGCACCAGATGCAATTCATATGAATGGACCAACTGCATCACCTGCATATTCTCCATTGCGTACACCACAACACGAGCCGTGGTATGGACATGAAAATTTAAACCCAACAGAATTTACACCAGATAAAACTGATGCAGATCCATCAGCAGGTAACACAATAATTGCTGTTGATAAAAATGGCGCGGTTTATGCAAATAATTTTGAAGCAGATTATGTGCCTATTTCAGATACATTTAGGAAAAGTAGATAGGGTAAATACTGTATGAGCACTTTAGAAAAAAATCTATACAAACAAATTACTGTTAAAGGTACCAAACGCAGTGAAGGTCAAGGTGTTGGTAGCCGAGCCTATAGAGGTATCAGCACAGTAAATCCTGAAAATTCTAGCACAGTGCTATATGATCTTGCACTAATAAAGCAAGACTTACTTAATCATTTTCATATTAGACAGGGCGAAAAACTAAGTGATCCAGAATTTGGAACAATTATCTGGGACGCATTGTTTGAACCTCTTACTGATGACATGCGTAATGCTATCAAAGACAATGTAACTGAAATTGTTAATTATGATCCTAGAGTAAGCGTAAATAATATTGTAGTAGATCAATATGAAAGTGGTATTCAAATAGAAGTTAGTCTTGTGTACCTTCCATACAATATTTCAGAAAGTTTACAATTACGCTTTGATGAAAATGCAGGGTTTCTTGCCACATAATTAAGTACGCAGATAATTCATTTCGCTAAATATACTTATAAAGGAAACTGACTATGTCATCAACAGATAGACAAAATAGATTATTAGTTGCTGAGGATTGGAAAAGAATCTATCAAAGCTATAGAAACGCTGATTTCAAAAGCTATGATTTTGACAATCTTCGCAGAACTATGATTGCGTATCTAAGGGAAAATTATCCTGAAGATTTTAATGACTATATTGAAAGTTCAGAATACTTAGCTATTATTGATCTTATTGCTTTCTTAGGTCAAAATTTAGCGTTTAGAGTTGATCTGAATGCAAGAGAAAACTATCTTGAACTTGCAGAGCGTAGAGAAAGTGTTCTTAGGCTTGCTAGATTACTTTCATATAATCCAAAAAGAAACCAATGTGCTAATGGACTATTAAAAATAGAAAGTGTTTCAACTACTGAAGATGTCATAGATTCAAATAATATTAACCTTGCTAACCAAACAATATTATGGAATGATCCTAGTAATTCAGATTGGAATGAACAATTTACAAAAATTCTTAACGCTGCTTTACCAACCAACGGTACATTTGGCCGTCCTGTAAAAACACAAACAGTTAGCGGTATACCAACAGAGCAGTATAGATTCAACACAACAAACGCCGATGTTCCTGCTTTTAGTTTTAGTCAAAATATTGACGGTGCAACTACAAGATTTGAAGTTGTATCTACAGATATTGCTAACGGCAACATACTTGAAGAAGCACCATTTCCTGGAAACAATTTTGCATTTTTATATAGAGATGATGGCAAAGGTGCAGGAAGTTCAAACACAGGATTTTTCTGTCATTTCCGTCAAGGCACGCTTGATCAAGGGACATTTACAGTTGCTAATCCTAGCACTAATCAAACTATTGCAGTAGATGCTACAAATATTAATAACAGCGATGTTTGGTTATACAAGTTAGATACATTCGGCAATGAAGATGAACAATGGATTAAAGTTGATTCTATTGAAGGTAACAATATAATTTATAACAGTCTTAATAAAAATATTAGAAATATTTACAGTACATTAACTAGAATTGACGACAGAATCAGTTTAATTTTCTCAGACGGAACTTTTGGTAATCTACCGCAAGGTTCATTCAGAATATATTATAGAACTAGCAAAAATAAAAGATTAATTATTGAACCAAACGACATAAGAGGTGTAAGTGTTAATATAAGCTACCTTTCAAAAAACAACAAGGTAGAAACAATTACTTTAACATTTGGTTTACAATATACTGTAGATAATGCAAGCGTATCAGAAACAAATGCAAGTATACGTGCAAATGCTCCTGCAACATATTACACTCAAAACAGATTAGTAACAGCAGAAGATTATCAGATTGGACCATTAGCCGCAAGCCAAGAAATAATAAAAGCAAAAAGTGTCAATAGAACAGCAAGTGGTATCAGTAGATATTTTGATCTATTAGATGCAACTGGAAAATATAGTAAGACTAATTTGTTTGGTACAGATGGTGTTGTGTACAGAGAAATATTCAACAGCAAAGAAAGATTTACTTTCACTACTCAAACTGATGTACAAGGAATTATACTCAATACTATAGAACCTATATTATCAAGTAAAAAAGTAAAAAATTATTATTTGTCTCAATTTCCTATTATTGATCTTACAGATTTGAATATTACTTGGAATCAATCAACATCAGAAACAAATATAAGCACAGGATATTTTACTAATGTAAATGATATAAGACAATCTTTAGGAACATTTACAACCAGTACTTTACAATTAATTAAATCAGGAGCAGCTCTAAAATTTATTGCGCCAGCTGGTAAACATTTTATGCCTGACGGAACTCTAATGGACGGCGCTGCAGATCATCTAAATTCTCGTTCATACAAATGGGTGAAAGTAATAAGCGTAAATGGCAATGGCACAGAAGTTGATGAAAATGGGATTGGGCCGGTTACATTCAATGACGTTATTCCTACCTCAGCTCAATTAGTTGAAATAAAACCAAGTATTGCACAAAGTATCACAATTGATGTTAAAAGTCAAATAGTAGATCAGGTTTTTGCTTATAAAACTTTTGGACTACGTTTTGACAGAACATTAGGGCAATGGCGTGTAATTACTGAAAGTAATTTAAATGTTTCTAATGCATTTAGCATTGGCAAAACTGGCGATAATTCTAATCAGCAATTGGATTCTAGTTGGCTATTGAAATTTACTACAGACGGCGAAACGTATACAATAGAATATAGAGGTAGTAGATATGTTTTTGAAAGTGATCAAGAAATAAGATTTTATTTTGATAGCAGTGATAAAATTTATAATAATTTAACAGGAAAAATAGTCAAAGATAAAATAAGCGTTTTGAATAATAATAACAAGCCAGACAGCGTTGAAAAATTTACAACTGATTTTGACTGGGAAATAACTCAAGAATATAGAGATGCAGAAGGGTATGTTAATAGTAAAAAAGTAGAAGTTACATTTTTTGATGAAGACGATGACGGTGTAGTTGACGATCCTGAATTGTTTGATGTAATTGTAGATGAAGATGTGAACCCATTAACAAAGTATATCTTTCAACAAAAATACATTACAACTGATGGTGTAGAAGATTATAACTATGTAAGTAATGAAGAACTTAACATTGTTGTTTTGCAATCAAAGGATAATCTAGGACCTCTAAGTTCTTACAATGATCAACAATTATTTTACTATGTTGATACAGGAATTTTTGAAAAACTAGACAGTGCAACAAGTATATTAACTCAAGAAAACAATTATCGTGCTTACAAAGGCAGAGATAACCTAAGGTTCTTATATATTCATGCTGCAGATGATAGTACACGTATTGATCCAAGTGCATCTAATATTATTGACAGTTATCTGCTTACTAGATCTTATGATACAGAATTTAGAAAATATCTTGATGGAAACACTGCAACTAAACCATTAACACCTAGTAGTGATAGTTTATTTCAAAATTATGGTGCAACATTAGACCAGATTAAATCACTAAGTGATGAAATAATTTATCATCCAGTAAAATACAAAATACTTTTTGGCACTAAAGCCTCATTAGATTTACAAGCCAAGTTTAAAGTAGTCAAGAATCCAGATCTAGTTTTAAATGACAATGATATAAAATCTAGAATTATTAGAGCTGTTAATCAATTTTTTGCATTAGAAAATTGGGACTTTGGCGAAAAATTTTACTTCTCAGAATTGAGTGCATATGTAATGCAAGAACTTGCACCAGACGTAGTAACATTTGTAATTGTTCCTGAACAGGTTTCTCAAGTATTTGGTTCCTTATATGAAGTAAAAGCAGAAGTTGATGAAATTTTTATTAGTGGTGCAACTGTGGCTGATGTAGAAATAATAGATGCTGTTACAGCATCAAGACTTAGTGCTCAAGGAAATGTAGTAACAACATCTACAACTACAAATACAGGTATAACAAGCAGTAACAGTGGATCTTCAAATAGTTCAAATTCAAGTAGCGGAGGTAGTAGTTACTAATGGCATACGATAATGATCAGAGAGAACCGTCTCTACCTGCAGGAAATCCAAACTATCGTAGAAAAACAGAAAATCATCTACCAAGATATTTTCGCACTAATTTTAATTCAAAGTTTTTATCAGCAACATTAGATCAATTGATTCAACCCGGTGTTGCAGAAAAACTCAACGGTTATATTGGGAGAAAAACTGCAAAAGCATTTACACCTGATGATAACTATGTTGGTGCAATAACACAAAGTAGACAAGATTATCAATTTGAGCCAGCAAGTATAATAAAAGATGATTTAGGAAATATAGATTTTTACAAAGATTATAATGACTATATTAACGAAATAAAAAACTTTGGCGGCAGTACTGCAAATCATAGCAAACTTAACAGTCAAGAATACTATGCTTGGGATCCACATATTGATTGGGATAAATTTGTAAATTTTAGAGAATACTATTGGTTACCTAACGGTCCAGACTTATTAACAGTATCAGGACAAAGTCGCGATGTACAAAGCACATTTACTATTAGCCTACAGGACAATGTAGATAATATTGCTTATCTTTTTACCCCTGATGGTACTACTAGCAATCCAACACTTACTCTTTATAGAGGACAAACTTATAGATTTGAAGTTAACACTCCTAATTTTCCTATAGCATTTGCTACCAAAAGAAGTTGGACCCCAGGTAGATTACCTACAGAAGCATCCACTAACACAGCACTAATTTATGATACTGGTGTGACGAAATATAATAGTGAAGGACAAATTATAACAGACACTTGGATAGATGAAGGAGTAATAGAGTTTACTGTTCCTGACACTGCACCTGACAATTTATTTTATGTAAGTGAAAATGATCCAAATACAGCAGGATTTATTAAAGTTTTTGACATTATAGAAAACACTGAGATCGACGTTGAAAAAGAAATTCTAGGTAAAAAAAATTATACTACTAGTGCTGGATGGGCATTTTCAAATGGAATGAAAGTTGAATTTGCAGGAAATGTAACTCCTGTTCAATATGCAACAGGACAATGGTTTGTTGAAGGAGTCGGCGATGAAATAAAATTAATTAATCAAAACAATCTTACAGTCAGTGGCTCATATACAGAAGATATAAACGTTCCGTTTGATGGTAATGGTTTTGATTTTTATCCTTTCAGTGAAGCGTTAGGATATCCTACAAATAAAGATTATTTGGTGATAAATCGTGCCGCTCAAGATGGAAATTTATGGAGTAGATACAATAGATGGTTCCATAAAAGCGTGATTGAACAGTCTGCAACCTTAAACAATCAGATATCAAGTATTGACCAAAACGCCAGAGCAAAACGTCCTATTATAGAATTTAATGCTGGACTAAAACTTTATAATTTTGGTACACAATCAAAAACTGATGTTGACCTTGTAGATACATTTACTAAAGATGTTTTTTCTACTATTGAAGGCAGTTTAGGATATAATGTAGATGGTGTTGATCTTACACAAGGTATGCGAGTTTTATTTACAGCAGATACTGATGTTCTTGTATCAGGTAGAATATATAAAGTTAATTTTATTACACACAACAATAAAAATCAAATAAGCCTTACAGAAGAATCTGATAGTGTGCCTTTAGAAAACCAAACAGTTCTTGTTAAAGGCGGAAATGTATATCAAGGAAAATTTTTCTATTATAATGGGAGTGCTTGGAAGCAAGGACAAGAAAAAACTTCAAGAAATCAAGCACCGCTTTTTGATTTGTTTGATAGTAACGGCAACAGTTACAGCGATACAACTCAATATGATGCTTCACAATTTTATGGAAACAAATTATTTTCATACCAACAAGGAACAGGAACTGTTGATACAGAATTAGGATTTGCATTACAGTATAGAAGTATAGAAAATGTTGGGGATATTGTTTATAATTTTGATTTACTTAATAACAGTTTTACCTATCAAGTAGGAAATGATATTATCACAGTAAACACAGATGTTGGATTTTTACAGAAGTATAGTGATAGAACAACGTACACATCTGTTAATGGCTGGAAAAAAGCAAAAAATGATAGCACACAAAATGTAATTAGACAATATGTATTTGATAACACAACAACACAATTTTATATAGATGTTTATAATGAAACAGATTTTATAAATGATGTTTGGTTGCGTGTTTATTTAAACAATAAATTACAATTTAAAGATATTGATTATACTATTTCTCAAGATTCAAATAGTAACAGTTATATTGAATTTACAAGAGAGTTGATAGAAAATGATGTAATAATAATAAAAACTAGGAGCAAATATAATAAAAACTCAAACGGCTTTTATGAAATACCTAGCAACCTAGAAAAAAATCCGCTGAATAATAATGTTAATCAATTCACACTGGGTGAAGTAAATGATCATGTTAGCACTATTGTAGAAGAATTAAATAACTTTTCGGGAGTATATCCTGGGACAAGTAATTTGAGAGATGTTGGATTAGTAAGCCAATTAGGAAAGAAGTTTTTAAAACACAGTGCACCATTAAATTTAGCACTTTATCATTTACTAGATAAAGATTCAAATATTGTCCAATCTATACGCTATGCAAAAAAAGAGTATAGAAAATTTAAGAGACAGTTTCTTGAAATAGCAAACACTTTAGGTTTTGAAGGAGAAACAAAACTTCATGTAGATAAAATTCTTGCTGAACTTAACAAGGACAAAGTTAGTTCTATGCCATTTTATTTTAGTGATATGGTACCTTATGGTGGAGCAATCAATACTGAACATAAAGTATTAGACAGTGATGAAACATTCTTTCCACTAAGTGCTTTTTTTAGCATGAACGAGTTAAGTAGAAAAGCAGTACATGTTTATTTGAATAATGTCCAGTTGGTCCACGGTAAGGATTATACATTTAATACAGAAGGTTTCGCAGTTGTTACTGCAATTAAAAGTCCAGGAGACATCATATCAATCTATGAATATGAAACTACTAACGGAAGTTATGTACCGCCTACTCCTAGTAAACTTGGATTATATCCTTCATATGAACCTAAAATTTATCTAGATGACACTTACACAACACCAACTAATGTAATTGAAGGTCATGATGGAAGCAAGTTTGTTGCATTCAATGACTTTAGAGATAATTTGCTTTTAGAATTAGAAAAAAGAATTTTTAATAATATTAAAATCACCTATGATAATTCACTTGTTGATATAAATGATTTTGTTGGAGGCGAAAATAGAAAAACAGGATTCACAAAACAACAAATAGATTCGAGCATGAGTTTTGACTTTCTTGAATACAATAGATTAGTAGATGGAGATTATGTTACTAACAATTATTTTGATAGAGCAAATAGTTTTACTTTTAATTATTCGGGAATGAATTATCCCACAGGCGGGTTATTGCCAGGATGGTGGAGACAAGTTTATATACAAGCCTTTGATACTGATAGACCTCATACTAATCCTTGGGAAATGCTGGGATTTTCAATCAAACCTAGTTGGTGGGAACAACAATACGGACCTGCACCATACACAAGTGACAACTTATTGTTATGGCAGGATTTAGAAAAAGGTATAGTACGCGAACCAAATAAACCTATTATAGTCAAAAGCAAATATGTTAGATCTAATTTACTTAATCATTTACCTGTAGACAATCAAGGTAATCTTTTAAGTCCTACAGATAGTGGCTACGCTAACAATTTTAATATTAGTCAAGCTCGAAATCCATATAGTTATGGCGACGGTGCACCAATTGAAAGTGCTTGGAGAAGAAGCAGTGATTATCCTTTTGCTTTAATAACAAGTTGGGTTCTAAATCAACCAAATAAGATATTTTCTACAGGATTTGATAGAGCTAGACAAATAAGAAATAGTGCTGGACAGGTTGTTTATAGTTCATCTCAAAAACAAATTAGATTACAAGATGTTGTGTTTCCTAATACAATAGAAGACACATCTCAAATATTTACAAGCGGACTTGTAAACTATGTTACAAATTATCTTACCTATAACACCACAGCGCAGTATAGCACATACAAAACTAATTTAACGAGTATACAAAATCAAATTGGTTCAAAAATAGCAGGATACACAGACAAAGACAAATTCCGTTTAATACTAGATAGTAGAACACCGTTAAATGAAGGAAATGTTTTTGTACCAGATGAAAACTACAAAATATTTTTAAACACCAGTTCACCAACTGATTTATTATCTTACAGTGGTGTGTTGATTGAAAAAACAGCATCGGGATACATTGTTTCGGGATATGATAATGTAACTCCTAGTTTTAGATATTATAAGCCAATAGCACAGGCAAATGATCCTTTTGTAAATGTTGGCGGAATATCAGAACCATTTATTGATTTTGAATCTGGCAGAACATATTCAAAAGGAACAATAGTAAGAACTAATGATAGGTTTTACAGAGTAACAGAAACACACACAAGTGGTGCAGAAATTGATTCAGAAAAATTTGCCATTTTACCTGAATTACCTGTTGTTGGCGGCCGCACTGCTCAATTTAGAAAAATATTTGAAAGCAAAGAAACAGTTATTCAATATGGTACTGTTTTATCTAGTGTGCAGGATGTTGTAGATTTCCTTCAGGGCTATGGCAAATGGCTTGAAACAAAAGGATTTATTTTTGAAGAATTTGTAACAGGATCTAATACAGTAAGTGATTGGCGTACCACATCTAAACAATTTATGTTCTGGACAACGCAAAACTGGGACGCAGGATCTTTAATTACTCTTAGTCCTGCAGCAGAAAAAATAAAATTCCGTGCAGATTATACTGTTGTTGATAATGTATTTGATACTTTTTATGGTTACAGTGTACTAAAAGCAGACGGCAAAAAACTAAAAGATGAGTTTTTAAAAATCTACAAAGAAGCAGATAATACTTTTAGTATGTATACTGTAAACACTGCGGATGGAATTTACGCAGTAAGATTGCCTTTAGTTCAAAAAGAACATGTAGTTTTATTAGACAACCAAACAGTGTTTGGTGATGTAATATATGATCTAGAACCTGGTTATAGACAGGAACGAATTAAGGTGCTTGGATATCGAACAGATGAATGGAACGGTAGCTTAAATATACCTGGATTCATATACGACAATGCAAGACCTAAACTCTGGGAAGCATGGACAGATTATACAATAGGTGATTTAGTTAAGTATAAAGAGTTTTTCTATAGTGCTGATAAAAAAATTAGCGGTACAGAATTTTTCAATGCAAATGATTGGAGTAGGTTAGATCAAGAACCTACAGCAGGTCTTTTAACTAATTTTGATTATAAGATAAATCAATTTGCTGATTTTTATGATTTAGATAGTGATAATTTTGATACCGAACAACAAAGATTAGCACAACATCTTATAGGATATCAAAAACGTCAATATCTTGAAAATATTATTAATGATGACGTTAGTCAATATAAATTTTATCAAGGTTTCATACAAGATAAAGGTACAAAAAATGCACTGACAAAATTATTTGACGCACTTGCAAGTGCTGACAAAGACAGTTTAGAATTTTATGAAGAGTGGGCAATCAAAGATGGACAGTATGGTGCTAGTGAAGGTTTTGAAGAAGTAGAATATTTACTAGACGAAAATAAGTTTAGATTAAAACCACAGCCTATTTTACTTACAAATGATGTTACAGGGCAAGAAACAGATTTAATATATCGCATACAAAATTACGAAACTTACTTAAAACCTAACAATTATAATCATGCACCGTTGCCAGCAAAATATGTAAATCAAGGTTATACTAGAAATAGCGGATATGTTAATCAACAAGATGTTGATTTTGTTTTGGCAAATTACGATGCTATTCTAAATCTTAATATACAAGATGTTGCAAATAACGCATATATCTGGATAGGTAATGAAAAACAAAGTTGGAATGTATACAAACACATTGACAGTGATTTAAGAATTAATAAATTAACTTCTGGATCAGGAGAGTTTAGTGTAGAATTAGATACAACAGCATTTAATATAAATGTTGGTGACATATTAGGAATATTTGATTTACTAACAACCACAGTTGATCCTGAAGATTCAACACAACAGGTTACTCAAACTACATCACCTTTGCAAGGATTTTTTAAAGTAAAAAGTGTAAACTTAAATAAAATTACTTTTGTATATGAAACAGCAGTAGTTGATGTAGAAAAATGTTCAGGTATACTAACAAAATTTGTTAGTGTAAGAGCAAACGATTTAGAATCTGCAAACAAAATAGCAGAATCATATACAAAACAAAATGATAAAATCTGGATTGACGATGATACCACAGGGCGTTGGGTGGTGCTTGAAAACAAAAATCAATTCAATGAATTACAAGCCCTATCCAACACAGATAGTGGTAACAATCATAATTTTGGAAAAAGTATTAGCACTGATGATAGAAACACACTTATGGCGGTAGGTGCACCTGACAATGAAGACGGAAAAGTTTTTATATACAACAGAGCAAGTAACAGTGTAAATTGGCAATTAAGACAAGTAATAGATGCTGACAGCTCAGTAGCAAGTGCAGGTCAAAAATTTGGCACAAGTCTTGACATGTCCAGTGACGGAAAATACATTTTAATAGGTGCTCCTGAAGCAACTAATGTTAAAACAGATTTCAAAGGCGAATATGTAGAAACTACAGATTACGATGCAGGAGAAATAGTTCGTAGACAAGGCAGTCTGTGGCAAGCAGATATCCCTATTGAAGGCGCAGAAGATAATATTCAATTTGATAGTTTTAATAGTGTACCGCAATTAATAGATGAATTAAACCTAACTGCGTCTGATGCAGAAGATATCCCATTCTTATTAACAGGAAATTATCCGTTTCAAAATCAAACAACAGATCATTTTCTTGTTCGCGCACCAAAAGAAATGTATGACGGTACAGGAATTGAGGATCGACTTGTCTTACATTGGAACAATTTAGCAAATGCTAATCAAGAACAAGATGTGTTGGTTGAAACACAACCCTTTAATGGTGCAATATCGTTAATTGATAAAAGTTATCTAGAAAGTTATAATTCTATAAGTGATAAAATAGATGCAGTACTGTTTGTAGATGCTAGTACTAATATTCCTGCAATAGGTGATATAGTTACAACACAAGGTGCTACAGGAACTGTAGCATATACTTACAATGAAGAAGCAAGTGTTACAATATACGTTAAAGACGTTAATGGTGAGTTTCCAACTGCAAATAGTTTGTTTATAGACAATGGTGATTTTGTTGGTGAATTTGTAAGGGTTGGTCCAGGCGAACAATCAAACACTACAGGAGTTCTGGGAGGTTATTGGCTTATTAGGACAGGTACAACATACGATGTTGGTACAGTAACAAGCGATTCGGCAGAAGGATTAATTTTTAAAGATGTAATACCCGATAGTGTAGCTACAGGCAGATATTACTATAATACTTTAGATAATGCAACAACAACTATACAATCAGAAGATACTGTAAACAGTTATGTTCAAGTTTTGAGTTTCCAAGGAAATCCAGGACCATTAGGAACCACAGATCCTACCCTAAGCAATCTTTTTGTAGCAAGAGCACCTAAAGCTCTCACTGATAATATTAATATTATTGCACCCGGTGATGCTAACAATGACAAAGTTAGTATGTACATTAATAATTTGGCTAACCACAGTGACGGCAGTTTGGATGATCCAAGTAGTATTAATTTAAGTTACGGTTTAACAAATAAAGAACAAACAGTATATGATATATGGGATGGATATATTAATTATACCAATCAATTTTTCTTAAATGGACAACCTTTTGAACCTGTTATAGGGCAAGAAGTAGAAGATGTAACTACAGGAGCAACAGCAGAAGTTGCATTTTACCAGCGTAATCTTAATGATGTTACAATTTTTGTTAAAAATGTTTCTGGTAATTTCAGTAATGGAGATCAATTCGGACAAGCTGCAACAATTAAATTAAATGCATTTCCGAGTGGACCAGATCCTGATGTATACGGTAGATCAGGCATTTACACTGTAGATCGTCCGGTTGGTGTTATTCAAAGAAAAAGTTTAGGTTATGCTGCTAGCGGTATAGGTAAATTATTAGTTTTTGAAACAGGAGGAAATATTGCCGCTCCAATTGGTGACTATAGATATAGTAGTAACCTTGGTGCAACTCCTGTATTCGACGTACTGAGTAATTTCCGATATTTGGTTCCAAAAACAGATTTTGAAACTTGGTTTTACAAAGTAGGAACAGTTAATGGTATCGCAAGACCTGCAAATATACCAGCAGGAGATAATCTAGACTGGACAGAGGTTTATAAAATTCCAACAAGTGCTACAGGAACAATAGGACCTTATACAAAAGAAGGAATATATTATGTGTATCAACGTAATCTCACAGGATTATATGTTTCTTTAGGCAGTTTTGTAGGACCTGAAAGAAAAAATAATAACCGCTTAGGTACAAAAGTTGAACTTAGAAAAATCGGTGATCTATATAGAGGATTTGTAAGTGCTCCAGCTGAAGAAACCGTAGCGGATCCTGGAAAAATTTATTTTATTAAAAATGGTACAGAAAACGGTGAATTATATAATTGGGATTATGCAAAAGACAAAAATTTCAAAGGCGAATTTTCTGAGACTCAAAAATATTTTACTGGCAATGTAGTATACCTTGCAAATAGATTATATACAGCTACAACAAATATAAGTGCAGGCACCTTCAATACTAATCAGTGGAGCGGAACAGATGACTTAATTGATTATGTAGGTTATGTTCCTAATGATACAGGCCTAAATGTAGTCACAGATAGTTCATATTC